AACAGTTCATGGAATTGATTATCCTGAAAGTACATTACCAATAACTGGTGAACAATACTACAACGAAACATTCGGAGGAAACAATGAATAAACAAAGTAACTACAACCTGATGTGGGCAATTGCCATCCTTCGTGAGGACTATCACCATTGCTGGAGATTAATCGCAGAGCGTATGGGGTGCAGTGAGTGGAAAGCCAGGTATCTTTATTCACGCATTAAAAAGCAATACAAACTATGAATCAAATAAAATTAATTGTGCATCGGTTGTTGGAAGAACAACCAGCACTCCGAGACAATGACAACTTGCTGATGTCTACAATTTGGAAGCAACAATCCAACATCTTCAACTTCTTTCATCGGTTTGAATCCGGGAGATTACATTCACCTGAATCAATCCGCAGAACAAGACAAAAGATTCAAGAGGACTATCCACATCTGCGAGGTGAGTTGTACGAGGCACGACAAAAACATCAAGCGAAAGTCAAGGAAGAACTTGGTTACAAAATATAGTTTCGCTATATTTGTATACTTAACAGGCAAGGGGAAGTTGCCGATTGTTAAAAGATATTTGCCCTTTTGTACTTGTTTCGCTTCCCCCGAAACGGTACGATTGGGCTTTTTTTATGAAAAAAAATACAAAAACAAAACCGTGTCAAGTACTTGCATACTTGGTTGAAAACAGCGTCTATGTAGACGGAGAATTTTATCACGAAAATACACTTGAAGAAATGTGTATTGATTTACAAATCAGTGAATTGAATGTATTGAAACAACTGGTTATTCTTAATTCTTTAGGTGAAATTTCATTTGGTTTTGATTATGAAAACCTACAATTTAATCAAATTTTTGTACAAGTGAATCTTGATTTAATTATTGATACTTATGAGCGGTTGGATTAAATTACATCGTAGCATTAAAGACCATTGGTTGTATACTGAGGATCGTGTGTTCAGCAAGTTTGAGGCGTGGAATGATATTCTATTGTCGGTTAATTATGCAGATGCAAAACAAGTAATCAAAGGGAAAATATATAATATTAAGCGTGGAGAGAGTACAATGTCATTGGACACTTGGGCAAAGAGATGGAACTGGGATAAAAGCAAGGTGCGTAGGTTTTTGACTTTGTTACAAAGCGATGGGATGATTGTCCTGAATAGTGATAATATAACGACACACCTAAGTGTTTGTAATTATGCAAGTTACCAAGATGAACGAAACGCAAATGAAACGCAAACGAAACGCAAACGAAACGCAGACGACATTCAAACGACACCAATTAAAGAAGAAGAAGAACAACAAGAACAAAAAGAAGGGAAGTTTATAAAACCAACCATTCAAGAAATTGAAATTTATATGGCTGAAAAAGGGATGGAAAATCTTGCAGAGCGTTTCTACTATTTCTATGAGGCAAAAGGTTGGGTGATTGGAAAGAATAAAATTAAGGACTGGAAGTCGTGTGTTATGACTTGGAAAACAAATGACAAGAACTTTGCAAAACAAACCGAACAAATATCAAACAAACCTAAACTTGCAACACTATGAGCAACGAACGATTAATAATTAGCAACATCCTTTACCACAACGATAAGCGTCATTACTTGCCCCGAATCAATATGAATTGGTTTGAAGATACTTTGTGCAAGAAAATTGTTGGTGTAATTACGCAGATGTATTTGAACAACGAAGCCATTGACTATCTCACATTGATTCCGCATTTTGAACGCAAGGAATTGATTGATGTCATCACGCTACAACAAAATGCAAGTGACATTGATTTGCGTACACACTTACTGACTTTGGAATACAACTACATCAAACGGAATTTAGTTGATAGGTTAACGCATTTGGACTTATCAAATGAGTTGCCTGATATGGTCAAGGACATTGAAAGCATTTTGGAAGAGACGACATTCTCAACACACAAAGAACCGGAGTCCATTGTCAAGGTGACAAACAAGGTTGTGGATCACATCGTGGAGAATAGTTTGAACGGTGGTGCGTTGACAGGCAAACAAACTGGATGGCGTTATCTTGACAAGTACATTGGTGGATACAACGAAGGGGATTTGATTGTAATCGCTGGGAGACCGGGTATGGGAAAAACTGCAATCGCTCTCACACTCACAAAGGATTTTGCAAAGTACAATTACAAAGCTTTGTTCTTGTCTCTTGAGATGAGCAATGACCAACTTGCCAAACGATATATTTCATTGATTGGTGACATAGAGAATTGGAAGATACGCAACGGCAGATTGCAACAAATAGAAATTGACAAAGTCATCAACTCTGCGAACAACCAAACAATTGAGTTCTACATTGACGATGATGTTGACACATCCATCGCACAAATCAAAGCAAAGGCGAAGTTGCACAAATCACGCAAAGGACTTGACCTATTGGTGATTGATTACATCCAGTTAGTGAAGGGAACAAAAGCAAATCGTGAACAAGAGATTGCAGAAATCTCAAGAGGTTTGAAACTACTTGCAAAGGAGTTAAAAATGACGGTGATAGTCCTTGCCCAATTATCACGCAAAAGCGAAGAGAGAGCAGATAAACGACCTTTATTGAGTGACTTGAGAGAGTCAGGTGCAATTGAGCAAGATGCCGACATCGTGATGTTCCCATTCCGACCAAGTTACTATGAGCAAGAGAAACCTGAAGTTGAAGATGCCGAGTTGATTATCGCAAAGAATCGCAACGGAGAGTGTTGCACCATTCCCACAACCTTCACAGGAAGTCGGACAATGTACGAGGAGAAGTTATGAGAAAGAGATGGACTGAAGCCGAGACCGATGAGCTGGTAAAGTTGTATCCAACAACATTGGCAAAAGATTTGGCAACGCATTTTGGGTGTAGTATTAAACAAATTTACAACCGTGCAAAAAGAATTGATTTGAAGAAAGACCAGGAATGGTTGATGAACTACTACAAAGAAAATTACAAAGGGTACGAACACACCCAATTCAAAAAAGGGATGAAGTCCTGGAACAAAGGAATGAAAGGTTTGCAAATCGGAGGGAAAGAAACCCAATTCAAGAAAGGGCAAACACCACACAACACCAAACCAATTGGTCATCGTTCATTCCGTGATGGGTACTTGGTAGAAAAACTTGAGAAAGGATTTGAGTTTGTTCACATCCTGTTATGGAAGCAACACAACGGAGAGATTCCAAAAGGAATGTTTGTCGTGTTCAAGGACAAAAATAGAAGCAACATTCATATTGACAATTTAGAAATCATTGACCGGGTAGAGCATATGCGAAGGAATCACATTCAAAATCTACCTGAAGAATTGAAAGAAGTTATACATATCAAAAAATCATTAACAAGAAAAATAAACTCCTATGGCAAGAAACAAGATTAACGACCTACGAGATCATCTCTTTGAAACTTTAGAACGGTTAAAAGAAGGTGACATTGACATCCAAACTGCAAAAGCAATGGCAGATGTCGGACAAGTAATTATCAACTCCGCAAAGATTGAGATTGATTTCATTCGTGCAACTGGATCAACAAAGGATTCAGGGTTCATCAAGTTGGGTGATGGTAATGAGAAGCTATGAATCACTACCAGGAGACACACAACCTAAAGCAAGAGATACGCAGATTGAGATTGACGATTCAGCAACTACACACATCTCACGCACAAGAGGTCAAGCGATTAAAGAACGAAATACTCCGACCACGCTGCGACATTAACGACATAGAAGCTGACTGGACTGATGCAATGCGAGTTGCTTGTCAAGTTTACGATGTCACCCCTGACCAAATTGTTTCTCACAACCGCAAACAACACATCTCCTATGCACGGCATCTATTTTGCTATTTATGTAGGAAGCATTTGAAGATGACCTTCGCTGGGGTTGGCAACATCCTTCATCGGGATCACTCATCTATCATTAACTCCGCCAATGTTTACACCGACCTAATCCAATATGACCGAATCACAAGTCAACATTATACGAAAGCACTTGCCTTATTGGGTGATTACTTGCAAGAAAGGACTCACGCAGAGCATCTCCATATACAAGACGGAGGAGGAGTTGTTGAGGTGTAAGAAAAAATACGAAAAAGATGGTTATATTTGTAGTATTGAAA